AGTATAAAGAATATAGCGTAAATGGGTGGTGGTCTTCTTCAATTAGTAGCTTATGGAGCACAGGATGTTTATTTAACTGGTAATCCTCAAATTACCTTTTTCAAGGTTGTATATCGTCGTCATACTAATTTCGCTATTGAAGCTATTAGTCAAACCTTTAATGGAACTCCTGGATATGGGAATCGTGTAACTTGCCAAATATCTCGTAATGGTGATTTAGTTCATCGCATGTATTTATCTCTTAAAGTTTCAGATACTAATTCTCTTTGTGCTTTCTATGGACTTCGTGTAATTAATTATGTTGAAATTGAAATTGGAGGACAAAAGATAGACAAGCATTATTCACATTGGATGTATGTATGGAATGAACTTTCATTACCTAAATCAAAGCGTGATGGTTATAATAGAATGGTTGGTCAATCAGGTGGTGTTTTAAATAATCATACCCTTTATATTCCTCTTGAATTCTGGTTCTGTCGCAATGTAGGACTTGCTCTTCCTTTAATCGCTCTTCAATATCATGAAGTTAAAATTAATATTCAATTTGAAACGTCAGATTTATGTAATGGAACAAGTGCGGGTGTTGGCGCATTCCCTAACGCTACTTTATGGGTTGACTATATATTCCTTGATACTGATGAGCGTAGACGATTTGCTCAACTATCACATGAGTATTTAATTGAACAACTTCAATTTACTGGTTCAGAATCTGTATCATCTACAAAATTAAATACTAAACTTTCATTCAATCACCCTTGTAAGGAACTTGTATGGTTTGCTAATAAAAAAGCGACTACTGCCGTATCAGGAACAACTAATCCTGCTAATAATAATTGGTTTAATTATACTACAGCAAATGAGGATGCGACATCAACGCTTCCCTATTATTATAATTTGAATGCCTTACATAATAACGCAACTGGTGTAAAAAATCCAATCGCAACTGCTAAACTTATACTTAATGGCAATGATCGTTTCTCCGCCCGTCCAGGTTCATATTTTAATCTTATTCAACCATTTCAACATCATGAAAATATACCAACTAATGCGGGTATTAATGTTTATTCATTTGCCCTTAAACCCGAGGAACATCAACCAAGTGGAACTCTAAATATGTCCCGTATTGATACTGCTACTCTTTCTATTGATTTCCAATCTGGTTTAACTACTAACACCACTTTAAATGTTTATGCTGTAAATTACAATGTTCTACGTATCCTATCTGGTATGGGTGGATTAGCCTATTCTAATTAAAGTTGTTATTCCAATATGTTAGTATAATTTAATTAAATATAATGCTTAATATCAATATATTTCACTGTATTTAATTAAAAATGAATTGTAATGAATGTAATAATGCCCTTTTTTTTTTCTCCTCTAATAGTATAAAGAATATAGCGTAAATGGGTGGTGGTCTTCTTCAATTAGTAGCTTATGGAGCACAGGATGTTTATTTAACTGGTAATCCGCAAATTACCTTTTTCAAGGTTGTATATCGTCGTCATACTAACTTTGCTATTGAGGCTATAGAGCAAACACCTACGGGCAGTAATTCTCTTGGTTCACGTGTAAGTTTCCAAATAACTCGTAATGGTGATTTAATTCATCGTGTATATTTTTATGGTGTAATTACTGCTAAAACTAATCCAGTTGCTCTTGTTCCTAATTTTGGTCAAAAACTTTTAAAAACTATTGAACTTGAAATAGGCGGGCAACGTATTGATAAGCATTACTCTGAATGGCTATATATATGGAATGAACTTTCACTTCCTATTGGAAAGCGTGATGGATATAATGTTATGGTTGGAGCAAACAAGCGTAATATTGCTACAAAACTTGATGCTGGTGCTACTTATGAACTTTATGTTCCTCTTGAGTTCTGGTTCTGTCGCAATGTCGGTCTCGCTCTTCCTTTAATCGCTCTTCAATATCATGAAGTTAAAATCAATATTGAATATGAAAGTGAAAAATTAATGAAAGATACAAATTCTAAAAACTTTACATATGAAGTAGAAAATACGTCACCGCTTACTGTAGCAGATACTAATCAATCTTTTAATGGAACTATTACATTAGATAAGGCTACTCTATGGGTTGACTATATATTCCTTGACACTGATGAACGCCGACGATTTGCTCAACTATCCCACGAGTATTTAATTGAACAACTCCAATTCACAGGCTCTGACTCTATTACTTCATCTGGTGATTCAATGAAAAGCATCCGAATGAATTTTAATCATCCTTGTAAGGAATTAGTTTGGACTGTTAGAAAGAGCGAAGATATTGTTTATTGGAATAATTATTCTACTGCTGGTGGTAATACTTTAAATAATAATGATCATCTTGACAGCTCAAACCCTGTAACAAATGCTAAGATTATGCTTAACGGTAATGATCGCTTCGCTACTCGCAAGGGCGAATATTTCTCTCTTGTTCAACCTTATCAACATCATGAAAATACCCCCGATAAATTCCATCAAGGTATCAATGTATATTCTTTCGCTCTTAAGCCCGAAGAACATCAACCCAGTGGAACTCTTAATATGTCTCGTATAGATACTGCTGTTTTATCATTATCTTCAAGTATCCCTGGTATTATAAGTATCTATGCTGTAAATTACAACGTTTTACGTATCCTATCTGGTATGGGTGGATTAGCCTATTCTAATTAAATTATTATTTTCTATCAACCCTCCCCCCCTTTTTATTTTTTCTATTTCGTTAAAAAATAAAAAAATAAATAATAAAATATATATTTAAACTTAATACCTAATTATATAATATATAGTTTTTAATGTAATCTATTTCAGTTTGTCCAAATGCTTTATTCTGGTCAATACCATATAAATTAAATAATTTATTTAATGAGTTTATTAAAAGCCTCTTTAATTTATCTTGATCCTCATTTTCTAAATTTTCTTTTAATATATTTAATTTTTTTAAAAATTTAGAATAAGATTCAATCATAAATGCGTCATCAATATTACTAATTTCATTCTTCTTAAATATTTTTTCATATTTGGCAATATTTGTATTACATAATCTAATATAATATCTAAATAATTTAATAATATTTTCTAAATTATCATAATCTTTTATATATTCCATATATTTTTTTTTATCTATTCTTTCTAAAATGCTAATTAATCTTTCTAAATATCCTTCTATTTTATAAACTCCTTCTCTTTTTTTCTCTGGCATCTTTTCGTCCTTAATATTATTTAAATTATGAAATATATATTTTAACAATTTATTTTTAAAATTTTCTATATTTTCTATATTTACTTCTACCATTTCTTTTTTTATTTCATCTTCAGTAGCGACTTCATTATTTAATTGATTATTAGCAGAAATAAATCTTATTAATGGATCAATAGATATATTTATATCTGTATCATCTTTCTTTGCTAATTCCTTTTTAAATGTTTTCAAAGCATCTGTTAATTTTTTGTTAGGATTTATAGTTTCTTTTTTAACATTTTTTTTTTTAGAATCATAAAATTTTTGTGTTAATAACAATGATCTTTTAAGAAGCCATCTTATATCTTTGAAATTATAATAATTAACTAAATCATTTAATAAACTCTCTCCTATTTTACATTTATCATCTTCTATTGAATAATTTAAAATATCTAATATATATTCACTATTATCAATTGTAATATCTTTTTCACTTTTAAAAATAGGCTCCAACGCATTCTTCAATTTATCATAATCAAAACAAATTATTTCCTCATAATTAGCACCTTTAATATATTGTAAAGATATAAAACGCTGATTATCATCCATTTACTTTATATAGTATCCTTCTAAAATAATTAGAGATTTATAATATATTAAAATTTAGTTGCTATTATACTTGTAAATAACCATATAAATATAGTAAATAATGATAATGATTTTGATAGTTGCTTTCTTTCTTCAATAGTTAGTAATATTGTTCCTTTTTGTTCATCATCTATATACTCTGATTTTTTTTTGATATTTAAAATAATTGGTATTATTATTAATAATAATATCAAGGATGTATGAACAAGAAGCCGTGATATCCCATTAGTACCCATGTAAAAATAGTAAAATAATGAGCGAATACTATTTATAATTCCATTAAAATTCATATATTTAACATCATAACTATTATCTATATTAACAAATAGCACAACAAACCAAAATAATATTATATATATAATAGCATAATATATAAAACCCTCATAAAATGTTTTTATTATATTAATATCTATACACCATTGAACCATAATTAGAGATACATATCTAATTAAAAATGTAACTATAATAAATACTATTCTATCATCAAATGTAATAGCTAATTCCTGTATTGGATTTTTAGGGTCATTCTCAAATTCTTTTATTTTATTTATAATTAAATCCTTGTATTGTGTTTTTTTTATGTCATCAGACCCATTATATATATCAATATCATTAGATAATTGTTCAATCTTATTATTTGTTTTTATTGCTTTAATAACACTTTTTTTATTTTCATCTCTAAATGTTTTTATACTTTCATCATTTATTTTATTATATTTTTGAGTATTTAAATATTTTGCTTTTAATATATCATCATAATTATCACCTCCACTAATTTTACTCCCTTTTTTATTTCCATCTTTTATATATTTATCTAAATCTTCTATTGTAGATAATAACTTTACTAAATCAATCCCTTTAATTATAGACTTATCTAAATCTTTTGAATCAAATAATTTTTTACTATTATCATATGAACCATCTGTATAAAATATATTATCATTATTATTTAAACGGGATGATCTTTCTAAATCATCAAAATTATTTCTATTATCTCTATCATTATCTGTTGTATTTATATTTACATCATCAAAGTGTTTTATAAAGTGTTTTATTTGTTCTTGCGTTGCTCCATCTTTTTTATCACTATTAGATTTACTATCTTTTGTTAATTCTTTAATTAAATATTCTTTCCAGTTAGAAGGATTATAATTACTCTTTCCTTCATTTGACCCTTCACCTATTGAAGGAGATTTTACAGCAATATTATATATTTCTTTAATTATTTTTTTCTCCTTTTCTTTCATGTATTTTATGCTGTTAAATTTATTCAATAAATTATATAATATTTCAGGGTCTTCATTATATATTTTAATTAATTTTGTATAATATTCATACCGTTTTGGATTAAAATTACGCAAATCAATATCATTTACAAAATTAGTATCTATATTTATTTTATCATTATCTTTATTATATGAACCTATTTTGTTAAACATCATATTATAATTGTAAAGTGAAACCTTGTTATCTTTCTTATCCTTATTATCTTCATTATTATCTTCTTCATTATACATTATATTATACTTCCTTAATCGTATTATAGATAATAAATTATATTAATCTATATTAAGTATATAAATCATTTTCCAAATAATTGCGAATAATACTAATATAATCGTAGTAAATAATAGAATATATGAATATATATCTCTATAATAATAAAATAATATATATAGTAATATAATAATAATAAAAAACCATAATATTAATAATATAATAATCATAGTAGTAACAGAATAAGCATTAAATATTGATTTAGGATTATTTAATTTTTCTTTAAGACAAAACACCAAATATTCTTTTAAATCTTGTTCGCTTATATATTTTTTATTAGGAAGATCAGGAAGTTTTTTATAATCTAAAAATACTCTTTTATAATCTTCCTCAAAAAAAATATCTCCCTTTTTTAATCTATCTAAATTTATATCATAATTTTTATAATTAAATGGTATATATGAAGCTGGTAATAATTCTAATGGTATAATTCCAAAAATATTGAAATATTTTTCATTATATTCCTTATTTATTTTTTTCATTGGTAAAACATTATATGCTTGGAAAAACTTATTATAAAATAGTTTCATTCTATCAATAGTTTCTTCCCTTTCCTTATTATTTTTATAGTATAACATATATGTATCTGTATGTAAAAATTCCCTTTGTTTACTTATTAAATTGTAACAACAAATTTCATTAATATCCTTAGTATCACATTTTATATCAGTGCAAGTAGAAGTATTTGCTGAACTTTCAATTGATAGTTTAAGATCTTGATTAGAAGAGTATAAAGAATTTGGCATAATTAGTATATCTATATTTAATAGTTAAAAAGATTATTTAATAGTGCGCGAGATAATATAATAACATAATAACATTATAACAATATTAGATATATATGTACCTCCAAAAGATGTTGTAGATATATTATTCGCAATATTTAAAATTTCTTGTTCATTATCATATTCATTAGGATTATTCATATTATTTATTTTATCTCTAAATAAATAAAGCGTATTATTGTTATTATTATTAAATGACTTTTCATCATTGCCATTAATTTGGTTATTAATACTTTTAATAATATTCATTAAATAATTTTTATTATTATTTGAAGATACATTTACATATTTAGTTTCTAAATAATTATAAATATATGTTAAATTTTTATATTTTTTATCATTTATTATACGTTCTTGTAAATATGCCTCTGCCTCTGCTCCGCTACCTCCTCCATTTTTTATTCTAATAGTTGGTTTATCTCTAAAACTGTTTCCTCTGTTTGTTAGATTAATACGCCCAATACCAGTACCTATAATTTTTGCTTCAGCTCTTGCTTCCTTCCCATCTCCTATGATTTCAATCGTAGGTACGCTTGTATAACCAATACCTTTTCTTATTATATTTATAGATTTTATACTACCTTTGCTTATTATTGCTTCAGCTTCAGCATCTCTACCTCCACCTCCTATAAATTTAATTATTGTGTTACTTGTATAGCCGCTTCCTCCATTTGTTACTCTAATACTTGATATAGTATGTGAAGAAAAATTTACTGTAGATATAGCACCACTACCAGAGCCTCCTTTGATTTCAATTTTAGGTTCACTTGTATAATCAATTCCTCCATCTATTACAGTAATATTAATATTACCATTACTTATTGTTGCTTCTGCAGAAGCATCAGTACCTCCCCCTCCTGTAATTTTAACACTAATTGGGCTTGTATAACCACTGCCACCTGTTACACTAATACTTGATATTGTCGTTGGGGTAAGTTGCGCTATTGCTGAAGCGCCAGTACCACCGCCTCCTGTGATTTCAATTGTAGGTACACTTGTATATCCACTTCCAGTCTTCATAACATTAATGTAACTTAAATAACTACTACAATCTTTACTACAATCATCAATATTAAATGTATCTCTTATTTCAAATATATCTGTATATGATGTATCATAAATCAATCTATATAGATTAGCTGATTTTTTCTCATATATTTTCCTTTTTTCTATACTACTAATTTCTGCTTTGTATTCAATTCTATTTTGATTTATATGTCCTAAAATTAATAAATATTTGGCAATTATTTTTAGTAAATTTTTATCTTGTTTTTTTTCTATATCTGATGCCTGACTTGCTATATCTTCTACATCATTATCTTCTAATATTTTTGTTACATCTGTATCAACTTCAATTTCATCTACTTTATTTATTGTTATATTAAAATTATCTTTTAGATTTTCTATAAGTCTTTGTCTCATTTCATCTGCTTTCTCTTTAATATCATCTGTTATGAATGTTTCATATTCTTTTTTTGTTTTTAATGTTAAAATAAACTTATATGGTATAACCTCATCTATTGATTTAAAAAATTTAAAATTTTTATATTTATTTAAAATATTATCCTTTTCCTTTTTATCTTTGCTTTTATAGTATATTAAATTGTAATTAAACTTATCTTCATCAAATAATTCAAAACATTTTTTTATAATATAATAAATTTTAGATAAAGTACCTGTATCCTTATCAATACTAATAATTTTTTTAAAATAGTTATCAATTGTTTCTACATCAGATAAATTAAAAATATGTTGGAATATATTATATAATTTTTCTGCGTTAATTTCATTATAAGTAGCAGTATATATACCTTGAAATCTTTCATTATAATA